ATGTCTTTGTTGATCAAGAAGCTCGTTGAACACGCATTCGTCCCAGCTCGTGCAACTCCTGGTTCCGCGGGTTATGATCTTGCTTCCGCAGTTGACGCAGTAATCCCGAGTAAATCTCGACTTGCAGTTTCAACCGGAATTGCAATTCAGATTCCCGAAGGAACATATGGAAGGATCGCACCTCGATCAGGACTTGCTTATAAGTTTGGTGTTGACGTTTTGGCCGGAGTGATCGACTCGGACTATATTAATATGGAAGTGAAAGTAATTCTTTATAATTCCGGCGAAGAACCGTTTGTGATCAAGACTGGCGATCGCATTGCCCAGCTGATTCTTGAAAAGATTGAAACTCCAGATGTGGCAGTAGTTTTGGAAATGACCGAAACAACCCGCTTTGGAGGATTTGGATCAACTGGAGTTTAAATTTCATCTGTGATAATGCCTGCAACTCCGTAATTCAACATTCGTTGCTTATCTTTTGAATCATTGATTGTAAAAACAAATACAGATATTCCATGCTCCACAGCAAATTTAATAATGTCACGAGTGACAATACGGTGATTTAATACAGCGACATTACATCCTGATTTTATACATTCGTTTACGGCACGTCTCGGTCTCGCAAACGATATCAATCCAGTATTTATTCTATCGTCAATCTTGCGAACATCACGGATCTCTGGCCATTTAAATGAGGTTATGATGTAATTATTATATGAAATCCCAGAGTTTTTAATAGAGTTTACAACGACTCCTGCGGTATCTTTAGACTTGATCTCAATATTATAAAAATAATCATTCCCAAAGGTTTGCAATACTTGATCAAGAGACGGAACTCGCTCGTTACATCCTAAAATATTCAAATTTTGTATCTCTTCCAATGTGTGATTATCCACACGACCATCTCCGGTTGTTGTTCGATTCAATGTGCAATCGTGTAAAATTATTGGTATGTTATCTTTGGTTTTTCGCACATCAAATTCAATTGCTTTGCATTTAGCCGCCATCCGGAATGCAAGTATTGTATTCTCCGGGAATTTGGCAGAAAAACCACGATGAGCAATAAGCATATACATATATATAAATTTCTATACAAAAACTATCATATAAATATAAATAAAAAAAGATTTGAAGGGGTTACCCGAATGCCCTATTAATATGGGTAATCCTTTTTAATATTTCTTTGGCCAAACAGATTTTTTATGATTTTATGATGTCGCAATTATCTAATATGTAAATAAAACCAGGGATAATTTAGATGACCAAGTGAATATTTACGACTATATATAAATTTACATACAGAAAATACTATATAAATATAAATAAAAAAAGTTATGAAGGGGTTACCCGATTGCCCTACTGATATGGGTAACCCCTTATATTAATGGTAAATAACTTAATAATTTTTGTTTATATATATCACAAAATGGAAATAGAAACATATAAAATGACTTTGCATACCTGTGAATGTGGTTATAAAACACTCAGTTCTGTGCAAGCATGCAAACACTCTAAGACCATTAAATGTTTGCAATATACAATGGTTAAAAAAGAGATGCGTTTTGTTAGTGAAGAAGATCATCTGGCATCGCACAAAAAAACTATAAACCAAGGAGATAATATCCAGAGAGATAAAATTGTTAATAATATTACAGATAGCGTTGTTGATCAAAGCACAAATATAACACTGGTTCTTCCCGAGAGAACTACCAAAGAAGACTTTTTGGATTATTTAGAATCATTAGATCATCTGGGATTTCGCGCACAACAACAGGTATTAACAATGCCTGGGAAGATGTTAATGTTCACAAGAGATCCAAAAAAATTACCCGGCGCTTTGATTGAAAGAAATAAAAAGATTGTGGAAAAGTTGCCGGATGGATCGGACCGAGTGATGTCGAAGAAGAAAGCCGTGCAAACATATACACACGAAGCTACCGATGCGTTGTGTTTGCGGCCTCCTGCGGACGGTGTTCTTGATTGTTTGGAAACAGAGCGTGGTTTCAAACGAACAAAGATGGCATTGCACGATGCTACAAAGTTACGAGTTTCTAATCCTATTACATATCATAACGCAGTGCCAGCAAATGTGAAGGCACAACAATCAATAATGGAGCAGCATGTTGAAAAATCACTGGATAAGATAACCGCTGAAAATAAAACAAATGGATTTTTATAAATACTTGTTAGTCATATTTATTTGAGATAAGTATTTATTTTGTTCATTTTGATTATAAAATCCTACATATTTTTTAAGCAAAAATGATATTAAATATTTATAAAATTTATTGGTTCTCCATTCTTGTAAAGAAATATAAAAAGCTTTATTTTCAGGAGCCTGGCATTTCACAGCAAATTTAAGTTGTTGTTCTAATAATGAATATCTGTCATGTATCCATTTTGATATTCTATATATAGTGTTTATTTTTTCAGATGTTTCTTGTCCATACATGTATAAATATTTTTGATATATATCAAATAAAACATATATTTTAGATGATGCATACCATATTTGATGAACATGAGATTCAAGATTTCTTAAAGATTCATATCCTTTTTTATTATCTTCAATCCATTTTTTTTTATTTTTTTTATATTCATTTTGTTTTTCAGTCGACGCACCTTTTTCTAATATGGTTGGTTTTGATATGCATATAGGTCCATTTTTTATATAAATATCCATAAATGATCCTGGACGATCTAATTCTCCTATTCTATCAAGAATAGACCTGAAATTCCAAACTATTACTGATTGTACTTTTGTAAATTCATTATGCAGGAAAGTATTTTGTGTTTTTAAATCTCTTCTTGCTATGAATGGAAGATTGTATTTAAGTCGGACATCTAATAATTTCATATTTTTACTATATGGGATATGAGTTTTAAGTATCATGTTTTTTGCTTGTTGCAATTCATGGATTTTTTTATTCAAAACTGGTTTACCGTGAGATAATTTATTCTTATGTTTCATAGAATATAATCTTGCTGCTGGAATAATTCGAATAGTAGTATGATGACTACCTGGTGCATATAAGTAATCTATGTTGTTTGATATATAATCAAGATCTTCTTTTAAAGTCATTAATAATATATATATATTTATTCAAATGATTTAACATTTATAGTTGATTTTTTAGTTTTTTTGCCAATTCGATAGCTTTTTCAGCACACTCCGCAAACGCTTTTGTGCCGACAGACTCGAGAACTGCCTCACGATACATCACCACATTCTTTCTTATTTGGACAAGCTGCTCGTCGCTGATAGAATTGATTAATTCTTGTAGTTGTTCCCCAGTTTCAATACCCCTTTTCTTCAGATCGAAGTATGCACCATTATGACCCTCTGGGATGAGCTCTTTCAGCTTGTCATATACATTACCATAGTAAAGTGGAACGCACCCGGCTGACAGACTATCATAAAATTTCTCAGATACATACCAGTCTGCATCGCAATTCTCTACCACAAGATCGAACACAAAATTTTGTTTATGTTCAACTGCTGATTTGGAGTCTTTTGATCGATGAACGTTTTGGAACGTTTTAATGTGCTTTCCGTCGGCAATCTCCGCCCAATTGATTCCAAATGCCGTGACGTCATCAAGTCCTCTGACCAGATCTTCACGCAGATAGTCCAAACACTTCATATGAACACCATTCACCGAATACTCTTGCTTTCCCATGAGTTCGGGACGCCGCTCGAGAACAATGCATACTGATCTATCAACTCCGGCGTTATTGCGAAGAAGCACGGTGCGGTCAAGAGGATCGTTCAGATCTCCGTGATGACAATTATGCTGGGTGAATACCACATCCTTGCGGCTGTCAACAAACGGTTTATAATAGGTCATCAATACATCAAAATGCTGGGTGAGCCATTGTGCGTTCCACTGGCCACTGTGGCGAATATTAGGAGATTCCAGAGTATATACAATTTTATGAAGATCCACGCGTTGAGCCAAGAAATCCAGGGGAACATCTCCTGGATTGCACAAACTCACCAGCACCGTAGCGCCATGAGGTAGATTAGGATAATTGGAATATCCATTGATCAGATTAAATTTACCCCCGTGCAGACCATCAAGTCCGCGCAGCAATGTTGGTTGCCATTCGTCGAGCGAGTAACTCTTCTGGGAATACTTGTGACGTGCGACCATAAAATCCTCCGTGGCTTTCTGGGAAAAATGGAAGATGTAAATGTCTTCAAACTTACCAAAGTCATACCCAAATATTTGGTTCCCGCGAGCAAAAAATTCTCCGGGAACCGACAAACCTGTTGATCCAATCCGATACCCGAGAGAATGTTTGCGAACAACAGAATGCGGTGCAGCCATCAGTAAATTTTTGCAAAGCTCCCTATCAGGCTCTGGTCTACCGCGATCATCTCTGAACTTGGCATTCCATGTCGGTGCAAGGGTTATAGCAAGATCTCGCTCGATAAGATAACAACTCGTGTCGATGAGATAATCCCCTCGGCCGGCAACTGTATGAGAGATACCCCCGAGTGATTCGCAATTGTCCTGACCGATGGTATTGCCATCTTTATCGATCAAATAGCGAAGACAATATGCCCATTTATTTTCTTTGTTGCTGATGATGCTGCGGAGAAGATCACTATAATGTGACGGAGATACTATATTATCATCATCAAGATATGCTATATAATCCGATTCCACCAGCCATGGAACTGAACCGAAGACGCGATGTCCGTTCCACCCTCCGGCACCAACATTTCGAGGCAATACAAATTTCACGACAGGGTTCCGATGATCATATTTGTCAATAATCGCGTTCACTTTACCTTCGTGCTCTTTTCCATCGACCACAATCCAGTGTTCAATATTGGGCAGCGACGAGTTTTGAACACTCTCGATACATTTATCGAGAAATTGTCCACCGAGCGTTGGGGTAATCACTGCAATTTTTGGAATTTTAAGAATCCTGCGATGATGATTGACAAGATTGTGCATGATCCCATGTTCGTCGATATCGTCAATTTCTATAATACCACCCGTTGGCTGCTTGACGGATGCAGGAGGATCTTTCTTGCCCCATTGAGTAACATCGCGAGACACGGATACACGGGGGTGCTCGGATACCATGATGCTGAGAATGCTTTGATCGTGTCGGGTATCTTTCACCGAAGAATCTTTACCAGCGTCGTTGATGATGTCAAGCTGTAGTGAATAATTCAAATATTCATTAACAAACGCCCTGGATTCTGCGCAATTCTTGTATACCTGGAAGGCTGCGTTTAGTTGGATCTCGTCGGCAACGACAGAACCCGCCCCCATGGCATTGAAAACAGTCTTCTTGGTCCACATTCTATTTCTGTAATCATTGGATGACCAGTTGCCCAGCCGGCAAACAAGAATAGGTTTATCATTAACCGTGTTGGCATATGGTGTGATTGGACGCTCAAACATCATAGTCGAGTCCACGTATACAACCACATCGTTTTCAGGAATTTGTCCAAGAACAGATTTGATCAAAAACGGTTTCCATGCCCACCAACCAAATCCCCGAGAATTCTCAAAGTGTTCCGGGTGAGTATCCATGAGCCATTGAATGTCCTTCACGCCAAAGACCCTGAACTCGTCAAATTCTCCGGTTGTGAGTGCAGAATGGCGGAGAGCAGATGCGGAGCCTTCATATTCTTTAGTTGCAAATGTCAAGCCAATTATTCGCCGCATTGTATTATTATGATTACTTTTGTTAAGTTATTTGTATTTTATTGCTTTATGCGACGATATGTATTTCGTAAAATATGATGTAATATTATAGATGGATACCATAAATGAGTACAACATCAATCGCGATGCTAAGTTCGACCCGGATGACGTGATGTTTGACCCGGATTGGAATGGAGACTATACGCCAGACGAACGAGCATTCGCGATAATTAGAGAGCACATCGCTGAAAAAATCGCTCTCCGACCGAATTTCTATAAATGGCCTGTTAAGGTGTAAAAAAAATATTGGTATATATTAATGCCGAGTGAATATAAGAAAGAAGCAAAGAAATTGATGACTCTGGCGAAGGGACACGAAAAGACATACCGCAAGATGATTCAGCTCGCGGGAAGAGAAAAGACGCCCCAAAACACGCTAAAAACTCTGAACCGTGCACAAATAGAAAAACTTGAAGCGCAGAAACTGGAGTCCAAAGCAATTCAATTGCTCAAGAAGGACGCCGGGAATAA